TAGACAACGCAAGAAAGAGATGGAGAAGGCAGTAGCAATGATGAAAGCTAAAGCCTCTCCTACTCACTTAACAGGTCCAGCTACTCAAAGTGGCACACCTAAGTAATTCAACCCTTTCCGTTGTGTTGATCGTGCATAGCGGGAATGCATTAATAGCTGTAGTTATTTAAACTTGAACATGGTATAACTATCTTATGGTTAAACATAAGGAGACATACCATGTTCAAGAATATTATTAAAACAATACAACAAGCACAAGAACGTAGAGTAGCATACTGGCAATTACAACATATGTCAGATAAAGCTCTTAGAGACATAGGAGTAACAAGAGGTGAAATCAGGCAAAAAGTCTACCGTTAATGCGGCAGGTAATTATACTAAGCCTAGTATGCGTAAGCGTATTTTTAATTCCGTTAAAGCTGGCAGCAAAGGTGGAAGCCCCGGCCAGTGGTCGGCCCGTAAAGCACAGCTTGTTGCCTCTCGTTACAAGAAAGCTGGGGGAGGATACAAGTAATGAAGGTAGATGCACCCAAAGGCTATCATTGGATGAAGCAAAAAGACGGTAAATTTAAACTAATGAAACATAGTGGTAAGTTTGTATCCCATAAAGGAGCAAGTCTTACCGCTAATTTTCCTGTGCAGAAAAAACATACAGATGCCAAAAAGTAAAAGCCAACAGAGCCTTGACAGGTGGACTAAGCAGGATTGGAGAACTAAGAGTGGCAAGCCCTCTACACAGGGGTCTAAGGCTACTGGCGAAAGATACCTTCCTGCTAAAGCTATTAAATCTCTTAGTGATTCTGAGTATGCTGCTACAACACGTGCCAAACGAAGAGGCAAGGCTGCGGGTAAGCAGTTTGTGGCTCAACCTAAGAAAGTTGCAAAAAAAGTAAAAGCATATAGGGGGAAATAATATGCCAGAGATTGTTATGGAACGTATACTTAAATGGCAAATCATGCCACGTATTATGATGCTTGCTGTCACTGTACTAACATACCAAACGGTACATTGGTTTATGACATTGCCTGACCCATCAGTACAACAATCAGGATTAGTATCTATTTGTATGGGCGCACTCACAGGTTGTTTTGCGGTATGGCTAGGAAACGAGAAACATTAATTATGGGCAATAAAAAATCATATGAAATAAATAGTGCTGAATATGACGGTAAAGAACAAACTGTTATAGATTTTAAAGATGGAAAAAGAATACGTTTAGATCAAGTAGAAAAACTTTTAAAGGAAAATAAATCTGCCCCAGAACCGACATTGGGAAAAGAAACTTCAAAAACTATTATGAGGTATCTTAAAAATAATAATCCAACAAAGGCAGAATTTTTAAAACATTTTTCTTCTATAGCACTTAATAAAGGTGGTTTAATAGATTATCGTAAAACAGGATTGTTTAAATGATTGGTCAACTTATAGGTAGCCTCACAGGATTAGCTACCAGTATCATAGATGGTAAGACACAGATCAAATTAACTGAGGCTGAGATAAAAAAGAAACAGCTTACAGGTGAGATTGATTGGGACATTGAAGCTATAAAGGCTACAGAAAACTCATGGAAAGATGAGTGGATTACTTTACTATTCTCAATCCCACTGATCCTAGCCTTTTGTGGCGATTGGGGTAATCAAATAGTAGCGCAAGGTTTTACTTCTTTAGAAGCTATGCCTCAGTGGTATCAGATTGCATTAGGTGGTATTGTAAGTGCCAGTATAGGAATGCGTTCAGTGAGTAAGTTCTTTGGAAAGAAGTAACAATGACAAATTTAGTAACAGTATCTAATATTATAAAAAGTAAAGGCAAAGATTACGCAATTAATAAATATGGCAAACGTATTGTTAATCAAGCTGAGTCTATGAAGCCTTTTTGGAATAAAGACAACAAAGCGGAATTAACTAGACGAATTAAAAAAACAGAGTCTTTGCACGGTAAAAAAGGAAGTAAGCCTTCTGTAACAGGGCAAAAGTTATTAAATGATATGAAGACTAACTATAAAGCTAGATTTGGTTCTGTGTCTAGCGTAGGCGGGGGCCGTGCTGCAGCAGCTTTAGATTCAGGTAGGGGTGGCTTAGCTAAAACTTTGAAAACTAAAAAGTTGATACCTAATGCATAACGTAATACCTATTCCTCAACTATCTGAGTTGGATAAGCAGTTTATTGTATTAGAAAAACAACAAGAGTTAATACGAGAGCAAACAAAACTCATAGCGGAGAAACAAAATGGGATTTAAACTATCATCACGTAGTATTGGTCGGCTTAAAGGTGTCAATCCAGATTTAGTAACTGTAGTTAATGCAGCTATTGACATGACTAAGGTAGACTTTGGTGTGACATGCGGTATGCGTACAGTAGCCGAGCAGGAAGCCTTGGTAGCTAAGGGCGCATCACAAACCATGAAAAGTAAACACCTAGAGGGCCGTGCAGTTGATTTGGTAGCCTATGTTGGCCCAAACATTACATGGGCTTTAAATATGTATGATGACTTAGCTGATGCTATGGCTGACGCTGCACGTATTCATGGTGTACCTATTAAGTGGGGCGCAGCTTGGAGTGTAGGTAACATTGCTGAGTGGGACGGTTCTATGGAGGACGCTATGAATAGCTATGTAGACCTGCGTAGATCACAAGGCCGTAGACCATTTATTGATGCACCACATTTTGAAATGATGTAAAGGTGTATACCTTTGTACTAATAGTTTATCTTGGCATAGACAGAGAACGTATAGAGGACACAATGGTATTTAATACGATTGAACACTGCAACTATTATGCAAATCAAATAATTAAACGATATAGTACACACGGCATAGCACCAGAAGATAGAGCTATAGCTTATTGCTTACCAAAATATAAGGAACTAAAATAATGGCACGTACACTTACAGAAAAACAACAAGCATTTCTTAATGTACTGTTTGACGGTGCAGGTGGTGATGTAGTACTTGCTAAGAAACTAGCGGGGTATTCAGATACCTACAGCACTAGTGATTTAATTAGAGGCATAAAGGAAGAAGTACTTGAAGCAACTCAAATGTATATGGCAAGGAATGCTCCAAAGGCTGCAATGGCTATTGTTGGTGGTTTATATGACCCCACGGAACTGGGCATTAAAGATAAAGTTGCTTCTGCAAAGGAACTACTGGATCGCACTGGATTGGTTAAAACAGAAAAGATGCAAGTAGAGGCAAAGGGTGGCGTTATGTTAATGCCAGCTAAAAACATAGAAGAAGATGATGACTAGGCCACTAGGCAAATGGAAATTACCACAGCCCACTGATGTAAAAGTTGATAATGAATGGGTTGACATTCCCCGAATTTCACGTACAATACCTTTTGGGTATATAGTTGATCCTGAAGATGATAGGATACTAAAACCTATACCCGATGAACTTAATAAGTTAGTACTTGCTAAAAAGTATTTAAAGCAATACTCGTATAGAGAAGTTGCTAATTGGTTAAGCGCACACACAGGTAGAAGTATCTCCCATGTAGGGTTAATGAAACGGGTAAAGAATGAGCGAAGCAGAAAACAACAAGCTACAAGCCTACGCAGATGGGCTGAATATGCGAAAACGGCAATCGCCAAAGCGGAAGCCATTGAAGAAAAAAGGCTTGACAGCAAAAAAGACAACGAAGAAAGAGCTACCCCAGCCTAACATAATTGAACATGACTATATCAAGGAGGTTGAGGAAACCCACAATGTTATCTTTAAGCCGAATGAGGGACCGCAGACTAACTTTCTTGCCGCAGGTGAAAGAGAAGTCCTGTACGGAGGCAGTGCTGGTGGGGGTAAGTCTTACGCTATGCTTGCTGATCCTCTTAGGTACATGGGTAATTCCAGCTTTAGCGGCCTACTACTACGCCACACAACAGAAGAACTAAGAGAACTTATTAGTAAATCGCAGGAAATGTACCCTAAGATTTGGCCCGGTATTAAGTGGTCAGAACGTAAGATGCAATGGACTGCACCATCAGGGGCTACTCTGTGGATGAGTTATTTAGATAAGGATCAGGATGTTACTAAGTATCAAGGATTGGCCTTTAGCTGGATCGGTTTTGATGAACTTACCCAATGGGCTACACCTTTTGCTTGGAATTATATGAGGTCACGTTTAAGATCAGCAGACCCTGAGTTACCTCTTTGTATGAGAGCAACTACAAACCCCGGCGGCAGAGGCCATCACTGGGTTAAGAAAATGTTTATAGACCCCTCACCTGCAGGTAAGTCATTTATAGCTACAGACATTGAAACAGGTGAGCCATTAAAGTATCCTGCAGGACATGCCAAAGCAGGTAGACCATTATTTAAACGCAGGTTTATTCCTGCAAGACTAAAAGACAATCCGTACTTGTCGCAACAGGGTGACTATGAAGCAATGCTTTTGTCACTACCAGAGCAACAACGTAGGCAATTACTAGACGGTGATTGGGACATTAAAGAAGGTGCAGCCTTCACTGAGTTTAATAGACACGATCATGTCATTGAGCCTTTTGAAATTCCTAATAACTGGGTTAAGTTTAGAGCTTGCGATTACGGTTACGGAAGTTACACAGGAGTCTTATGGTTTGCGGTTAGTCCTGATGAGCAGTTGGTAGTGTACAGAGAGTTGTATGTATCTAAAGTTCTTGCGGTAGACTTAGCAGACATGGTACTTGAGGCAGAGGCTGGTGATGGTAATATACGGTATGGCGTACTTGACTCGTCACTGTGGCATAAACGTGGTGACACTGGCCCTAGCCTAGCAGAACAAATGATTATGAGAGGCTGTCGCTGGCGTCCTTCAGATAGAAGTAAAGGTTCACGTGTAGCTGGTAAAAACGAAATACACAGGCGTTTACAGGTAGATGAGTTTACAGAGGAAGCACGTATGGTATTCTTTAATACCTGTACTGAAACTATTTCACAATTACCTGCTATACCACTGGATAAAAAGAATCCAGAAGATGTAGATACCCACTCGGAAGATCACTTGTATGACGCACTACGTTATGGTATAATGTCTAGGCCACGCTTTAGTATATTTGATTATGACAGTAGGGGTACACCTCAGAACAGTATGCCAATGGCAGACTCAACTTTTGGATATTAAGGAAATATAAATGGACGAAGATAATACATTCATTGAAGACGAATCAATAGTACTAGAAGATAGTGAACAGTCTTCTATAGACGATTATCAAACCAATAACATTATTCCTTATATTGAGGGACGATTTAAACGTGCAGAAGATTATCGTAATCAAGATGAACAACGCTGGTTAGCTGCATACAGAAACTATCGTGGTATATACGGTCCTGATGTACAATTTACTGAAGCTGAAAAGTCAAGAGTTTTTATTAAGGTTACTAAAACTAAAACACTAGCTGCATATCAGCAGCTTGAGTCTATTATGTTTGCTAATAATAAGTTTCCTCTTACAGTAGACCCTACTGAATTACCAGAGGGCGTAGTGTCAGATGTAAACTTTGATCCTAAAGAACCAGAGCAAATTAAAGAGTCAGAAGAAAATGATCCTGTAACTCCATATGGATTTAAAGGTGACGGTAAGGAACTAGCTAAAGGTGCTACAAGTAAAACACTAGGCGAAATGCTTGGCTCCTTTACAGATAAACTACGTGGCGTAGATGGTTTAAAGAATGGCACAGGTATGACACCTACCGCTATTACATTTAGCCCAGCTATGGTAGCTGCAAAGAAAATGCAAAAGAAAATACAGGATCAGCTAGAAGAATCTAATGCAAGTAAACATTTGCGTAATACTGCATTTGAAATGGCATTGTTTGGCACTGGTGTTATGAAGGGTCCATTTGCTGTTGACAAAGAGTACCC